TCGAAGGGGAGTCTTAAAGTAACCGCCTTGTGCCTCCTGTATCAGGCTTAAGGATCGAAAACAAGGCTAACCGATATTCCTAACAAGTGCTATTAATCCTAAGGCGATACACCTGACACGAGGATTAAACGGATATGATAGACAGGAATATCACCTCGATTGGTTGCACGGTATGAGTCGAGGAACATTAATTGAGGTAGGTATTATGACCTAGAAAAAACGAGACGAGAGTAAAGCACTCTCTACCCATTGTCAGGGTTTACCTTTTTCTGCCTGACACACACTTTACAGTAGGGGTCGCATTTGACGTTATTCACCTCCTAAATCCTGAGCCAAGCTAAGTGATCGGAGACCTGAGATGTCGCCTCGCCTACTGTAGTATGGGGATATGGTATAATGGTTATTACAACGGACTGTCTATCCGTAGATCGGAGTTCGATTCTCCGTATCCTCGCCATTTTGGGGTATTCGTCTAGTGTACTAGGACTTCTGCCTTCCAAGCAGACAACATCGGTTAGAATCCGATATACCTCTCCAAATGTATTGACTCGTAGCTCAACGGTGGAGCAATCGGCTGTTAACCGATAGGTTGCAGGTTCGAGTCCTGCCGAGTCAGCCATATGCCGAATTAGCTCAAATGGTGAGAGCACACATTAACTTGTGAAGCATATAGGTTCGAATCCTATATTCGGCACTTTTCCTTTTCTTTTTCCATTACCCAATTCTCCTCTCCCTTTGGGAAGACCCTAGAAATAATCTGGGGTCTTTTTTTTTTGTGTTTACTTGCTTATCCCCTATATTAAATAAGTATAGCCTAAAAACCCTTAGACCATTGTATGGTATAATAAAAATAGAGACTTTTGTATAAGGGGGAAACCATGTCATCCTTTAGTCAGGACAAGAAATGGATGGAAGCAAAGAAGGCAGTCGGGTATGGCAACTACTCTTGGTTAGATGTGGTTAGCTACTACCGTTTCATAGATGGAACAAACGTGTTTGTCTATTCCGTCATAGAAGGGGACAAACGCTTGATTGTAGACGTTTTGGATAGTGGTCAAGTACTTTTGGTTACCCGAGAAGGAAAATTGATTACAGACGATTATAGGGCGGTTCTGGAGAGTCGTAAGATTTTTAAATACTCTAGGCACTTCGAGAAAAAAGAACTCCCTTTAGGGTCAGAGAAATATACAGTTATTCTTGAATCAAACTAATACATAGAAATGGAATTGAGGTGAAAGAGTGGGATTTTTAGACCGAATTCCAAATAGGAACACAGAAGAAGAAAGTCTCAGTAAGATGCTTAAAGTTGATGATAACATGTCTGTAGCTATTCGTCAATTTGAGGAAGAGTTTTTAGAGAAGAAGAAAAAGGGATCAGGTAAAGCAAAAGCCTATGAAGAACCTTTGTTAGGTACTTTCTCTATGAACCCCGACTACAAAGATGCTCCCTCAACTTATGGCACCTACAACTTACTAGACACCCTTAAAATGTATGCTCGTAAGAACATCATCCTCAATGCAATCATTAACACTCGAATCAATCAGGTGGCTTTATTCTGTTCCCCTGCTCGATTCAGCGAAAGAGGTATTGGTTATCAAGTGCGTTTGAAAGACCCTCTACAAAAGCAAACCTCACATGACAAAGCCAATATCAAACGCATTGAAGATTTCCTCGAACACACAGGCAAAGATAAAACAGACTACACAAAGGATAACCTCCGTACCTTTGTAAAGAAAATTACCCGTGATCGCTTGACTTACGACAAAGTGAATTTTGAATTGATCTACGACACCGATGGGGGCTTGAACCGTTTTAAGGCGGTAGATGCTTCCACAATCTATGTAGCCGTAGACAAAGAAGGTCATGAGACGAAGGGTAAAAATGCGACAAAGTATGTCCAGATTTTAGAGAAAAGAAAAGTCGCTGAGTTTAAAGCAAACGAAATGGCTTGGGAAGTACATAACCCACGAACAGATATTACCGTAGGTCGGTATGGCTATCCAGAGTTAGAAATTGCTCTAAACCACTTACAGTACCATGAAAACACCGAAATATTTAATGCACGATATTTTGCTCAAGGTGGAACAACCCGAGGTCTTTTACATATCAAAACAGGAACGGAACAATCCAATCAAGCTCTAGCTAACTTTCGTAGAGAGTGGACAGCTATGTTCAGTGGGATCAATGGTGCTTGGAAGATTCCTGTTATTACTGCTGAGGACGTTAACTTTGTAAATATGACACAAAGTAGTAAGGATATGGAATTTGAAAAATGGTTGAACTACTTGATCAACGTTATCTGTTCAATTTTCTCTATCGACCCCGCAGAAATCAACTTCCCTAACCGTGGGGGTGCGACTGGACATGCAGGAAACACCTTAAACGAGGGTAGCACTAAAGAGAAGAACCGAAGCTCAAAAGACAAAGGCTTAGAGCCACTGTTACAGTTTATTGAGGATTGCATTAATAAATACATCGTCTCTCAGTTTGGTGACAATTATGTCTTTAACTTTGTTGGTGGAGATGCTCAGACTGAACATGAAATTATTGATATTCTCGCTGCGAAAGCTGCTATCGGTTACACCATTAATGACATTCGTAAAGAACTCGGTCAGTCACCAATTGAAGGTGGAGATGTCATTCTTGCAGGTGTACACGTTCAACGTCTCGGTCAGCTAATGCAAGAGGAACAAATGAAACAGCAACGTGTCATGGATAACCAGCAATTCCTCGCCCAACAAACAGGTTTTAATGGTAATCTCGATAATGTAAATGGTAAAAACACCTTTAATCAGCAAGTAGGTAAAGATGGACAGTCTAAGAAAAATAATAATACGAACTCTACTCCTCAAGGCGGTAAGGGTGAGAACGGGGAAGTCAGCAACGATTGGTCTGTAGACTAAATCTAAACAAAACAGTTTATCTGCTATATTAACAACAGTTCTATATGTTGAGAAGGGAGGAAGGAGCCCTGAGTACACTTGATGGTAAGATAGACCTATTTGTGCCTATTGATCTTGAAGACTCAATTAAAAAAAGCAACGAAGACCCTACAGAGAAATCATGGTACTTACGAGGGTATGCGACCACTCCTGACTTAGATTTACAGGATGATATAGTAGACCCTAGTGGTGTCGATATAAGCCACTTTATAAAGCATGGTTATATTAACTACGAACATAAGCAGGGAGACGATTATAAAATTGGTGTCCCTACTGAAGGTACATACATTGACTCAAATGTAGGTCTTTATGTTGAAGCCAAGTTATACAAAAACAACCCGTATGCTAAGAGTATGTGGGATTTAGCAAACAGCATAGCAACATCAGGTATTGAACGGAGACTTGGATTCTCGATAGAAGGTTATGCCCGACAACGAGATAAAGATGATCCTAGAATCATTAAAAGTACCTACATCACGAATGTTGCTGTAACTACTAGCCCCGCTAACCCTAATGCAACATGGGAATCGTTTATGAAAACTTTTATTGAAGGTTATGGGATTTCTCCTGAAACCAATACAGTTGCAGGAAACTTAAGCCCTGAGTCCTTCGCAAGAAGCCTATATAACCTTTCATGGTCATATAAAGACTTAAATAAACCTGAAGAGTTTTCCGATGTGTGGAAACAAATTGGAGACTATTTGGATGATATGGGAAGATACACCCCTGAATCGGCTGTCATGTTTTTGCAGTTATTTAAAGGTTATTCCCGTAATGAAGCTGTTGCTAAGATTGATAAAATTATGAATATGAACTCCCACAAGGGAGATAGGAAGGAGTAATTTTTTAATGAGTAAAGAATCTTTTGCTAAATTAACTGAAAATTTAGAAAATCTTGCTAAATCTGAATCTTCTGAAGAACCGTCTAATGTGGTTGAACCTGAAACGGTTGTCGCTGAACCTGAGAACAAAGATCAGGAACCTGAAAAGGTAGAGGACAAAACCGAAGAGGTTAAAGCTGAAGGCGAAGAAAAAGAGGTTGTTGAGCCTCAAGCTGATCCTGAGTTAGTTTCTAAAGCTGACAAAGAGGATAAGCCTAAAAAGAAAGATGACAAGAAAGACGATGGTAAGGACGAAGATGAAGATGAAGACGGTGACGATGACGAAGAGGATGAAAAGAATCCTCAAGACAAAGATGCCAAAAAAGATAAAAAAGTAAAAAAATCTGAAGAAGTTAAAGAAGAGTCTATCTCTGAAAAAGACTTCTTAGGTGCTTTTGAAGCTGTTTTGAAATCTTTTGGTTCCATCAAAGGTGACCATGAATCCCTTACCAAATCAGTCGCTCGTATTGAAAAAGGTTTAGAAGATGTCCTTAACTTTGTTAAAGAGAAATTCGAACCTGTAACCAAATCAGAGGAAACTACTGAACTTGAACAAACTGAAGAACCTGTTGCTAAATCTGAAGAGGTAACCTCTGAGGAAGCCCCCGAAGGTAAAGCAGTTGAGTTCGTTTCAAAATCGACTGAAGAGGGTGCGAGTATTCCTCAACCCGAAGTCAATGAAACTGAAGTTCCCGAGGAAAAAGTTGAAGAGTTCCGTGCAAAAGATCATGTTAACGAATTCATGGACTATTTCATGAAGAACGCAAACAT